GGACCTATACCAGCAAAGAAGACTCCAAAGACCGCCCGTGAAGTAACCAAGCCTTCAATTTCAGCAATCAATGATCAGCTTGGAGACCTTCTAAAGGTAGTCACTCATATTCGTGACATATCGCAGAACCGTCAGAACACTCTTCTTAAAAATGAAGTCGATGCCGTTAGAGCATCGGATGAGGAACACCTCGAGTCTAATATCGCAGCAAATGACAATGAGCCGGATGCTGTACCAGAGGCGGCAAATGATAATGATGGAAGTCAACTAAGCCAGACGTTTGATGCGTTCTCTGAAGCTTTAGATTCTCTTACACAGACAATTCAAGAGCTCATCGACAGTCAAGGCGCGGGTGAAGAGGAAGAATCCCGCGGCTTCGGCGATTTGTTCATGGAGAATTTTAGAAGAGGTAAGGGATACAAAGGAACCAGATTCAGTCCTGGAAGTATTGTAGGAAGGTCCCAGGCCAGACTTAGTGGTATGGCAACCAATGTTAAGCAGAGTGTTGCATCGAGAGGCATTGGAAACGTAATCAAGACCGGAGCCGGAAATGCTGCTGCAAAAGCGGCTAGAGGGGCTGGTGCTACAAAGGATGTAGTGAGAAGACTCGCTCGTCCAATCCTTACAAAGGCTATCGGTAAAACCGCACTTAAGTCTATTCCACTTATCGGCGCTGCAGCCGGTATAGGATTTGCGATCGGTAAACTGCTTGATGGTGACTTTGCTGGTGCAGGTTTGGAAGCAACATCCGGTCTTGCTGGACCGGCAACGGCTATACCGGCATTTGTTCTATCGGTATCAAGAGATATTTACTCAGGCGTGTATGGCGTTCCACCTGAGCAGGATCCATTATTCTCTGAAAGAATGCCAGAGATTGAAGAAGCCGTAAAGGCTGAAGCCGCTTCAATCATGTCTCCTCAGGTAGAGACTAAGGAAGGTGTAACTACAGCTTCTGGCGGTCAAGCAACACCATCGGGCAATCCACAGCAAGAGATGCAACAGATGGCGCAAAAAGCGGCCGCTCCTGCAATGGCAGGTGGTGGAGCCTCAGCACCCGCTGCTTCGACTAGTGGTGGAGGTGCCACAACTCCAAGTGGTGCTCCTCCAGCCGCTCCCGGTGGAGGCGAGTCTACCGGAGCAGATGCTGCACCAGCTTTATCTTCAAGCGGCGGACCATCGGCAAGTTCTGGTGGTTCAACTCCACCTCCGTCATCTGCGCCTTCTTCATCTGCAGCTCCAACTTCTCAAGAAGCTAAAAGTCTTGCAACGGCTGAAAAGGTAGCAGGCGGAGAAACAGCAACGCCACAACCAGCTGCGCCGACTCAAACAGGAGAGTCTACATCTACTGTTGGTGCAAAAATTATCCAGGCAACGGAAAAGAGCGAAGAAGCGGCTAATAAAATGCCGATCGTTAATGTTGGTAGAGATGGCCAAAGACCTATGCCACAAAAATTCCCAACTGAAAGACAGGGATTCACTGGCACTGGAAACGTGCCCAACCCAGGACTTGATAGCATGGGTACGATTGCATATCAACTCTACTTTGGAGTTGCTGCATGATAAGTGATATTACCGACAAGCTAAGTACCAATAAGAATACCATCAAGGGATTGATGCGAAATATTATCGACGATGCTGAAACTCGTCGCATAATGGTGAATGTGATTGATAAGGCATTCAATGAAATCCTAGATGGAAGTATGATTATCAGAGTGCCTAAGCCGGATAAAGATCTGGTTGTTTCAAGAAGTGAATTAGCATCCACAACCAAGGCATTCACAAAGCTACTTAACAGATTCTATCAGATTGAAGCCTCTGAAGACACCATGTCTCTTATGGAGGAGACTAAGGCGAAGCAGACTAGAATGTCTGACAAAGAAGCTTCGCTTGAAAAGAATATTGGTCGCGGCGGCTCTCCTTCAATGCCATCGGAAGGAGGTGTTGATCCAAACACACAACTGCTTCTTCAGTATCTTCCACAGTTTACTGAAAAGCTTAATTCTCTTAGAGACGCGCTAGGACAACTTGATCTTAGTGGTGCTCGAGGAGGCGGTGGTGGACTGGCTGAAGAAGTCCTAGATGAAGCTGGAGATGCAATAGGCGGTCGCAGAAGAGGCCGTGGAGGCGGCGATACGGATGGTCCTTCACCAAGATCCGGACCAAGACCACGCCAATCAGCTGGTGGCGGAGGAGCAATGAGTCTCCTAAAACTTGCCGCTCTTGGTGGTGCAATTGGACTGGCGCCAAAAGCATATGAAGTGGCCAGGGATGTAGTTTCGGCAGGAACCAATTTTCTTTCAAATACAATTGCTACTGTGGCCAAGAAGGCCGAGTCGATACTGGCATCCATTGGTCAGGCGGCAGGAAATCTTATAGATTACGGTGGAGCCGCTCTTGGAGCTGGTAGTGGAGAATACGCGGCGGTTGGTGCCGGTGGTAGAGGTGCTTGGGCCAGCGATGCTCCGTTCATCCAAGCTGTTAATGCTTTAGCTCAAAAATACAATATTGATGCTAATGACCTTCTTGGTCTTATGCAGTCTGAATCTGGTGTCAATCCTCAGGCAAGAAATCCAAGTGGTGCTACTGGTCTGATTCAGTTTATGCCTAACACGGCTCGAGCGCTTGGAACAAGCACTGATGCATTGTATGGTATGAATCGTGTGCAGCAGATGGTTTGGGTTGATCGCTACTTTGCGATGAATAGACTTCCTAGAGGAGCTACTGCAGGTAACCTATATGCTTCGGTCTTTCTTCCAAAGTACACCAGTAGACCGCCTAACTTTGTTGTCGCAAGACGGGGCGGAGCAAACGATGCAGGCGATAACCCAAATGGTAGCTGGTATGCTCAAAACTCGGGGCTAGATCTTAACCGTGATGGTAATATCACTATTGCAGAGCTTGGGCAAAGAGTTAGTCAAAAGAGACAGCAGATTGGTTTAGGACCAAGTAGTACTGTCGGTGGATTTAGAGCAGCCGTTAATACCGTAACGAATGCAGCCACAAATGTTGGTAATGCTGCTGTCGATGCGGTAAGTTCTGGCGTTGCTGCAGTTACTGGTGCCGGTAGTAAACTTTATGATATGGTCGGATCGATCATCAATCTTAATGGCGGTCGAACCGGTAATAGACGAAACTTACAAAATCTAGATCCAACATTTGAGCGCCAACTAATAGGTGCTCTTACTGAGTATAAGCAAAGAACCGGCCGTATTGCGCTGATGACTTCTGGATTCAGATACCGCGGCGATCAGGCTAGTATCGCAGCAAATGGCGGCATGATGGCTGCTCCTCCTGGTGGATCTAGGCATGAACGTGGCTTGGCAATGGACTTCAATACACCAGACACCAATGCTATGGCGCGTCTGGGAATTCTTGCAAAATATGGATTAGAACAACCATTTCCACAGGGTGATGCTGTTCACGTTCAGCAAAGAGGTGGTGGGACTGGAGGAACTAGACCTGGACCACCAGGACAAGGTCGTAGTGATTCGTCCTACTATGCTGTTGCTGGTGAAGATGGCAATATGCCAGCCAGAACAAACATAGCGAATGCCTTTGCCGAAAGACTCATAGCTGGGCTTGATGCAAATGTGCCTGTGGCTCCAGCAATGCCTCCAAAACTTCCAAGTGCCTCAGAATCTGTAGCAATTAGCAAAAAACTTAATAGCGCCCCGAAAGTTGTTGTCGTTGAGAAGCAAGTTAAAGCTCCAACACCTCCACCGGCAGTTACAAGCCTTGGCGAAATACAAACGCCGCCAAAATCCAATCCGGATCTGGCGACGCAGTATAGAGTTTATTTCGGAGTTGCATAAGAAAAGGGGAGCCGAAACTCCCCTTCCCCTTAGTCTTGATCGGCCAGGTTCTTGAAGAACGACAGATCATCATCGTCGTCATCAATGTTCGAAGCCGGAATCGAAGGAGTTTCCTTCTCGGCAAACGAAGGAGCCTCAGCGGCGGCCTTAGGTTCCCAAGGCGGAGTCGAATCCTCTTCAAGCTGACGGCGCTGAGCCGGCGATGCAGCATTTACACCAAGAACCATATTGAGCTTGCTCTCAAGCTCGGCATAGGTCTTGAAGTTCTTGCGATCGAGGAACGCCTGGAGCGAATGCTCCTGCTTGTAGATGGCTTCCAGCTCGTCATCGTTGTCCGAAAGAGCGCCAGGCGAATCAAACTCAGACTTGTCGTAGTTGCGGTAACCCTCAACGTTACGAATCTTAAGCTTGAAGTTAGCACCCGACCACAGATCGAACGGATTGATTGGCTGTTCGTCCTGGAATGCTGGGTTCATTACGTCGTTGATCTTATCAAAGATCTTCTTACCGTACTTGAACAGGAACACCTTGCCTTCATTCTCCGGATGAGCCGGATCCTTAACGACATAGATGTTGGAGTAATAGGAGAGGCGACGCTTCTGCTTACGAGCGATTTCCTTATCGCTCTCAAGACCGGAATTCCAGAGCTTGCTGTTAAGCTCACCAACCGGATCCTTTTCACCGATCGAGCTCAGCGAGTTCTCGATGTACCACTTTCCGGTCGGACCCTGGAAACCATGGTCCCAGATACGAACGAAAGGAATGTCCTCGCCCTCAGGCGCAGGAAGGAAACGAATAACAGCGTAGCCATTGCCGGCCTTATCGACCTCTGGCTTCCAGAAGCGATTGTCATCGCCACTGCGTTCAAAGTTATTGGAATTGAGCTTGGTGAGTTCGCGGTTCAGCTTTTCAAAGCTGGAAGAAGAGGCGCGCTTTAGATCTGCAAAAGACATATGATTTTTCCTTGTATTGCGGTGTATATTAGTTTGCGTTTTGTCCACATTATCATGACGACAGTATTATATATACGAGTCGAAACGATCGGCAAGAGCTTTTTTACATTTATTTGCATCATATTTGATAAAAGGCTTGTACTTCAAGACCTTCATCTTAAGATCCGGCCATAGAACCGTATCGTCAATGCTCTTGTCCCAGTATGGAAAGAAGTTGACCAAGTCATTCAGAATGACCATGGTCTCTATTGCGACGTCGCCACGTCGAAACTGTTTCAATAGATGGGGATGTTGCCCATCCTTAACTATAAGATTATCTTCAAAATTTGTCAATAACTTATTGAGATCGTTGGTAAAATTGTATGTGAGAGACTGTTGTCTTTTCAACCAGTTGTTGTACTCGTCCTCGGCTTCCTCAGATAGAAGATCACCAACCCAGCGGACATCACCGGATATAAAGTTGGCGACAAGGAAGTTAATAGGATCCTTGTGCTTGGATAGCTTATAGAACTGATACTTGTCCTTGCGCGTATCGAAGTTTCCTTCGCGCACATTAACTTTGCCGTTGTACTTAAAGTAGTCGTAGCCCTTCTGAGTGAAGTGCTGTTTTAGAGCGAGGTATGTCCTATAGGCTTCAAACGGACTCATCTTTAAGTTCAACCCACTTACCATCTTCATCTTTACCTTCCACTCGAACGTTTCTCATCTGTCTTTCGACTTCCTGTTCAATTTCATAGAGTTGACCGGTCTTACGAGCTACCTCGATCTTCCACCAGGCCTTAAACTCCTTAGACTCGGCCATTTTACGAAAGGCTTCCTGCTTATTCTCTAGTTGAGAACGAGATGCTTCCGAATAGCCATGTGCTCCAGATGGTCTATGCGTGCAATGAACTGCTGAAGACGTCTTGTTCTTCTTCTGGCCACCCTTGCCTGTACCACGAGTGTATGACCATTCGCAATCTGATGCTCCAACTGAAAATAGCAATTCTTTAGAACGACTCATCATATAGTTCCTTGATTGCATCGAGCAATACACCAAATGATTCAGGTTGAAGAGCGAACTCGGTTACAATATCACCATTGGCATCCTTGATCTGAAAGGCGATGGCTTGTAACTTTTGTTCACATTCCGTAATAATATTTCCAAAAGAAACTGTGATCTTGCCGCCATTAGGAGTATCCTTGGCAACACCCGCGATCCCTACAAATTCCTTACCCTGCATTATGTTCCAACCATTCCTTACAGATCTTGATATATTCGTCTCGCTGCCAGCAGATCTTATCGTAAGAAAGTTCGACGTAGTCTGTGGCGATGAAACGAATCAGTTGTTCAGCCGTTAGTTCCTTGGTGTAGTCACTCATCACTAATCTCCACAAAGCGGATTCCAGACTCAGGATCCTCACGATCGATAAAGTCGAACTCACAGCCGCATGCCGTTCCAAGGAGCCAACTGATCTTCTCTTCATCGGGAAGTTCTTTATAATTTTCTGGAATAAAGTCGGTAAACGAGTATGGGTTTATGCCATCTTCAAGCATGCCCTCCTCATCAAGGATTTCGTCTGGATTGTCCTTGCGCCACTTATCGTAGTCCTCACGAGTCCATTTGCAATGGCCGCAAACATGCTGATCGAGCATCCAAACGATATGATGGAGATGGTCGGTCTTGAATTCCCAACCAGGCATAGACATCTTGTCTAGGATATACCGAGTCATTAGAATGGCAACTTGGCTGACTTGGGTAGATAGTTTAGGTTTTCAGCTTCGAGCTGCAGCTTCGATTTGATCTTAAGATTAGATCGAATAATCGAAGCTGCAGTCTCCACCTCGATGTTGTTCTTCTCGCAGAAGTGAATCACTGCGTCCATATAGTCGATATTGTACGTACTTACGATACGTTCAATCTCTTTAAGGAACTTTTCCGAAGATAGTCCATTGTTCACAACAACATCATCAATATTCATAGATCATCCTCTATAGAAAATGTGAGCGCCAATTTTCTTGGTACGATCGAAAACATAAGCCCAAGATGGTCTTACATAATCGGCGTGGTAGAACTTAGCGCCACCAGTTACGTCACCTACGTTTCTTAGGTAAACATCTTCCGCGACCTGACGTGTCTTTCTAAACAGAGCCCAGTCGTGGATTCTTTTCTTTCCTTCGCAGACCCAAGAGAATTGACATACTCCTCTTGCCTTTTGATTGACGACTGCGCAAGGTGTGTTGGGAAATCTCTTGTCCTTAACTCGATTCATAACCACGTTAGTGACCGCGATCATTCCCTTGGTAGATTGGTTGCCAGCTTCGAAGTATGCGTTCTCTGCAAGGCATTGGATTTGTCGTTCATCATGTGCATCTAATTTCACAGGTACTTTCTTAACGACTTCCTTTTCGACAACCTGAACGACTGGTACCCGGATGATTTTTGTTTCTGGCTTCTCTTCTGGTACGATGATAACGACTAATAGTACTGCTATCAAACCAATAAAGAATCCTTCAACCCATCTTAGATACTCAAATCCTTCCGTTTTTTCGAATAGTTTTGTCATTTGTTTCCTCTTTTACTTTAACAACTTTGTCGGCAAATGTCAACTCATATACTCGAATTACACGACATATGCCGAAAAGAAAGAAGAACCAATATTCTTGGATATTCGCTCTAGTTTTCTTCTACTTCCATTCCCCTCTTACATGCAATCAAAAGACTGCAGGAATGCAAAGTCATTCGGTTGGTGATTACGATACCGATTGGTATCTCTTCGGCCTCCCTAGGGACCATTGTTAGTAAGAGATCATGGAGCTTTAGTACTCCAGATAAAGGTCGAATTCCTCGACCACAATCGCAGGTCTATCCCGCGAATTACAGAATCAAGTAGGATATTTATAATCCTACAGAGATAACAAAGGGCTCTCTGAAGATTAGAGAGCCCTCTGAAATATGGTTAAGATCAGCGGCAGACTTGACGGCTGTACGTATCACCGTAGCTGTTGCGCCAAACTTCGGTATAGCAATAGTCATCATCACGAAAAACCTGATAGTCGCGATCGTAATACCTACGGTCATCATAGCGACGATCACGGCGATATTCACGATCGCGACTATCGGCGATAGCGGCACCTAGGATAATACCACCCAGGATGCCAGCAACTACTGCTCCACCGGAAGAGCCACGTCTACGATCCCTGTGGCGATCATAACGATCGTAGTGACCGTTGTCATGACGCCATTCGCGATAACTTCCTGGGAAGTCTCCATGACGGTCTCGAGCCATTGCCGGAGTTGCCATCAAGGATGCTGCAATTAGAATCGTTGAAATGAGCTTCTTCATATGAATTCCTTTCTCCATATTTATAGTCTATACCATATGGAGAAAAAAGTAAACGTTATTTTGTCGTTGCAGACGCGTTGACCTGAACCGTTGGTTGCGATAGGTCAATTGCCGCACCCGTCTTCGCGTACGCAACCGTGCTCGTGGAGAGGTCCGTATACATGGCGGTGCGCATAACCTGATTGCTCATATCGACATTACGGAACTTGCCTGCCGATAGACCGGAAGATGCCGTATAATGAGCAACGTCAAAGTTCGCGCCGAGGAAAATGACTTCCCAGTTCTTGTCCTGAAGCTGCTTGACCTTGTCCTTGATCTTGGCCTGGGTATATTCCTTCGACTGGTTCTCTTCACCGTCGGTAAGGATAACCACAACGGTACGATCGTTGTTGCGCTCGAGAGCACGATCCATTACGATACCTGCCGCATCGTAGAGTGGTGTGCCACCACCTGGCTGAAGAACGCTTGGATGAAGCGATTCGAAATATGCGATGCTCTGGTTCTTGACGATATCCTCAAGACGAACCGTTGCTCCACCAACGCCGTGATACGTATCGAATGCGGTGATAGATACCTCACCCTCGATCTTTTCCTTCTGAAGGTTCTTTACGTACTCATTGAGCGATTCGATAGCGGTAGTCCAGCGTTCACCGCTCATTGATCCCGAACGATCAAGTGCAACAAAAACTGATAGATTATTAGCCATTCTTACGGCCTCCTTTTTTGTGGGTCATCTGCCCAGGGTTTTCTTCTTCACGTATCCATTGTCTAACTTCGTAAAGAGCGGCATCTGCCTTCTCTTTATCAAACGGGTACTTCGCGGGATCTTCCGGAAGTGGCGCCCAATACCTATCATCTGCAGGATTGTAGCGCTTATCTTTAAAATGTGTCTTGATTCGTTTTGCGTAGAAGGATACGTGACTGAAGTGCCATTGAATATCGTGTACGCATCTGCGAGTGTGGAGTCTTATGATTTGCCAGACTCTTTTAATATGGTATGTGATCATAACAATAGCTTTCAATCAATAGGATTACGCATAGCCTTAATCTTCCAGCCGGCGTAATAGTCCGGAGCATATCCATGCTTCTCACGGACTTTTCTTAGTTCTTCGTAGAACTTTTCGCGCTGCTCAGGATCGGTAGATTCCTGTTTAGTAATATAGCATGCGGCTTCGTTGATCTTGCTGTAAGACTTGAGCTCGGCTCTAAAGTCTTTCCAAAATAATTTGATGTGCTTGAACAGAATACTAAAAAACAGCCGAGTCGTGAGACATGGCTGACAGTTCACAGTTTTAGAGAGGGTTTTGTTTTTCATTATAATCTCCTGTGTGTATGTGTGGCCGGTTACGATATCCGGCGATGGTTTAACGTACCATCCGCTATATTATATATAACGCCAACACTGTAGCAGTTGGCTGCTGCGCAACATTTAGATGGCGTAACGATCGCTCATTACAGCCTTCTTCATGACCGCCTCTGGAGTCATCGAGTCCATGTCAGCAGCGAGAACTGCCTTCATGATCGATGGAGAGAAACCAGAGACGAGAGCCGTACCCTTTTCGTCGAAACGAACAGGAACGTTCTCATACGCGTTGATGTTCCAGAAAACGACATTTGGCATCTCGTAGTCTGCATCGTTGTACTTACGACGGATCATCTGGATTGCACGATCGTCGAAGCCAGTGCAGCAGTTGAACTGCATGTCGGACATGATAAGGAGAACCTTAGGCATATCCTCACGGGCAACGTTGCTACGAATCGCAACACGAAGGATCTCGTCGAAAGCGGCGTGGAGGTTGGTCGACATCTCCCAGTTCGAACGCTCCATGGTCTTAACCTTCTGAGAAAGCGAACCAGTGACCGTAACGAACTTTGGCTTGCTCGAGAACGTCAGGAAGACATCCTTGAACGGACCGGTGTTCTTGTCAGAACAGTATAGACCGAGCGAGACCGCAACGTCGAGACATGTGATGTCCGACTTGGACTGGTAGCCACCCGCCTTAGCGGTCATGGAACCAGAAACGTCGACAAGAGGAAGGATCGATGCGTCACCGATGAAGTTTGGCAGAGCCTTCCACTGCTCGTCGGCCAGAGCCGAGTCGCCGTGGCGAACGTTCTTAACGATGTCGTATGGGTATACCGCGCCGGCGTTAACCTTAGCGACCTTAGGATCACCCTTCTTCAGGGCCTCCTTGAAGGTGGTGAAGTGATCCGGAGCGTTCTTACCGAATGCCTTCGAGTAACGAGACATTGCAAGCGAAGGAACGTGCGAGAAGTTAATCTCATTCCACTGCTTAGCACACATCTGCTGCTCGACAACCTTGGTCAGTTCGACCAGGCGCTTACGGTAGAACTTTGGCGACCAGCCAAGGAACTCACGAAGCTCGAGAGCCTTCGGTCCCTTACGTGGCATCCACTTAGCGCAGAGGCCGTTGCCTTCACCAAGAGCCTCTGCGATCAGACGGAACGCGATGGACTTAACCATCTCATCCTCGAAGATCAGGAGGTCGTCCCAACGGCCGATTTCGGCAACGTTCTTGAGAAGACGAGTGTTGACAAACTCATCACGGTGGTTCTTTTCGAGCCACTTCAGAGTCTGACGGAAGAGTTCACGCTCACCGGCACCGCCACGAACGTCACGGGCCCACTGAGCGACACGAAGTGCCATCTCACGATCCTCACGGTAAGCCTTTTCGAACTGTGCCGTGATGTTCTTACCACGGCTTGCGCCGATCTTGAAGAACAGATCAGTGGTGTTGGAAAGAGTCGACTGAAGTGCCTTCATACCATTGGTCGTACGAGCGACGTTTGCGGTAGAAGCGGTCGAGTTAAGAACTGCGGACTTGAAAGACATATTCATTCTCCATATTATACAGGTTAGTTTTTTGCGTTTTAGATTACAAGTCTAGTGCAATTAGGTGCTGTACCTAACCTCAAGACAACGGGTTGATTGTGCTTTACCCGGGACCACCCGCACATTGACCGAATCGAACGGTCCAGACTCTTGTTTTCAGAAAGATAAGTTCGTATGCGGAACTCAACCCAAATTCAATTTATATTCTTAGTCTATCATAGTTGCATATAAATGTCAACTATTTAATTCAACAGGCTGTACATTTTTACGTTGCTCTACCCAGCTGAGCTACACCCGCATCATCATCCATTACGTTAGGTATCTCCTTGCGCTAGGAGACCTTGTCACAAACCACAGTTACCGTTATGATCACTTACGAGTAACCGAGTATGCCACTGCCGCCCGTAGGCGCCACAGAGGTAATGGATGATGGTGCGGGTGGCAGGACTCGAACCTGCGACCTACGGCTTCCAATGCATAAAATCTGATGCTGCAGACAGCCTAAAATTGTATTCAACGGGATCGTTTGTTTAGGCGGGAATCGAACCCGCTCCGTTTGCGTGGAAGGCAAATGCTCTACCGATGAGCTACTAGTTCGGTTTGCTGAACCGATCCCAAAACTTATTTCAGATTGGCCTTTTCGATTCGAGGATCTTTCGTATATCCTCTCTTCTTTGCGACTTCCTCTGCTTTCTTATTCTGCTCTTTCATCGTGCGTGTGATGAATTCTAGTTCTTCCTCAGTATACGGAATCATCTCCGATCTACCTTCAGAAGATTGAAGGCCATCAGAACGTCACGATGATACTCAGAGATGGGGTATACACCAATGGATGTAAACTCTCCATCCTTCAGATCCGGTTCGTAGAACTTTTCGTAACGGTATCCGAACTTTTCCAGGATCCTCTCTACTGCATAGAGAGCTCCAAGATCTCGAACACCGATGACGGTAAAGTATGTCTCGGTCGGATCGATCTGTTCATTGATCTGGCATGGAACCAGACCAGGATCCGGCTTGCCATTATCAACTACACGCTGGGAATGTACACCCAGCTGAAATGCGGCGTGAGCCGTCTGAACGATTTGTTGCTCAGGAGAAATATCCTGGCGAGTAAAGAAATATGCGTAGTGCTTCACTTGTTTGCATCCTTATAACCATAGTTTTCCACGGTTGCTAGCAACTCGCGGAACATAATCACTTCGTTCTCGTCGAACAGTTCATCGATACTTTCGTCAAGAACGACACCATTAGTTTCCTCAAACTTCTCTCCGGTCCACTTACGACCCGGACGAGATTTCCAGTTGAGGTAGTACCAAGCGTTCGAAACCGCGTGGTAGGGATATGGTCGATCGGATCTAACCGATCCAGCCGTGAATGCTTTCTTGATAAAGTAGTCGAGAATTTCGGCCTTGTCTTCTGACTTGGCCTTGATCGTGCGATAGATGCAAAGTGCAAGCATATCTGCACTGGTGAGGTCCTTGGCCTGAGCCTTGGTCTTGAAAATAGTCTTAAAGTTCTTCATTGTAGTCTTCCTTGATAACGTTTAATAAGAGTTGAATTGTTGGTTCTTATTAAACGTTACGGAGGACCGCGAACTTGCTACAGTTGCTTATTCCGCATTTTAGTTACTCCATTGTGTTGGCGCCTTGTGGGGGATTCGAACCCCCGCTGTCATGATTTTAGAGATCACCGCTCTAACCACTGAGCTAACAAAGCATAAAACTACAGGTACGTTGCCTACTTTTGGATTAATGTGGAAAAATCGAAAACCACGTTCTCTACCATAAGAAAGTTTTTAGTGTTCTGCTGAACCGTACCTAAAATCAACGGGATGTTATTTGAATTCGGATCTTACCTCTTCTTCTGTTCGGAGAAGCCCTATCCCAATTTCGGCTGGGAGCCTATCCTAGCTTCTCCTAGGCGAGTTGTTAATGGGTATTGATCCGAAGACCTAGTGACCGGTTAACATCGTGCATGTATCCGAAGATACTCTAGATGCCCGAAGGCTTGTTGGTTGCTGAAACCATCCCTAATTCGTATTCGTTATATTCTATCTATATTAGATTGAAGCAAATGTCAACCTTTATCTATAAAAGTTTTCAACTTTGTTGCTTCGGTAAGAATTTCTTCCGCCGTTGGAAACTGTGGAACCTCTGTCAGGCATTGAGCCGACTCAGTAATCTGAGCCTTCATTGCTGCAGTTTCCCACTCCTTGTAGTACTTTTGATTGGCTTGATCCTGTGCCATCTTGAGAACTTCAAGACGAATTTCGTAAGGTGTTTTATTCATTATAGTTATCCTTGTGTGTTGTGTGTTAATCAAAAGTCATAGCAAAAGTGAACCTGAAATGCGATGCGATATACGACTGAGGTCTGATAGTATGTGGAGTATGTCCATCAAAGACTATCACTCGGCCTGGAGTATATGGACTCGCATATTCTATGTTCTTCATCGCTTCATCATAAAACAGTGTTTCTCCATGCCATCCTTCGCCCCAGATCATGTTGGCGTAGTAGAGGATAACCATCTTCTCTGGATGGGCATGGATAAAATTGCAGTCAGCTGGAGTTGCCATATTAACTACGGCTTTAGTCCGTGTTAGTCCATCAACAAGCCGGCCTGCTTCAGAATTCATAATCGTATGGTACAGGTAGAGGTTATTGCAATCCTCTTGCGTGTACTGACTGTGGAGATACGCGTACTTTACATGTTCCTCAGCCGAGGAATCTTTCCAACCAATCTGGAACATCGAACCACGCATGAAGTTGTAACCATGATCTCTTTCCATAAGAGGAATCAGGTCATCAAAGACGTAGATGTTCTTTCCAGCTTTGGTAACAATATGTTCCACGGTATCTCCATAAACTAGTTGGCCCGTTCTGTTCCAAGGTGGAGCCATACCCGTCGTCTTAGTGCTTACGCAGCAAGAGCGAACGCAACGTCATTATCGTTTGCATTTACTTTTTATGGCGCTTTGCCAGTCAATCGGTCTCGATCGTCCTATTCTGCCCAAGTCGATCCTAGTTCACCCCCATCAAAACCAATGGTCATATCGTCAGTGCACCTTCGATACATTTACAGTCCGTTTACCACTGGGAGTCGAACCCCGGAGTTGGACCATTGGTTATGGTGGAGGTGACGGGTACTGCCCCCGTGTCCTCTAGACTTTTACTGTTGATTGTCATCAACCGATAAAAATATATATAAGACTTTTTCGTTAGAATGTCAATATATTAGAACTCTCTTTTTTCACCATGGAACTTCGTTGCAACACCAAAGCGAGGAATGCCGTCCGGAGTCAGCTGGAAGTACTTGATCGTGACGATGTGGTGGGTTTCATTAAGGAGTTCAATCCCGCGATCACGAGATCCCTTGATACCGGCACCAAAGGTACGACCATCAGGAAGACGGCAAGTAACTCGCTTAGCGACACCAGCCCAATTACCTTGACCCTCTTCGATGGCAACGACTTCAAATTCTTCATCAATGAAGTCCTTACGCTTCAGTAGGTTCTTGGTGCGACGGTTTTCATATGGTGTATTGTTACGCCACATCGAACCTTCGTATCCCTGTTCAAGCCATTCACCATGAAGGACATCGAACTGCTCTTCGGATTCAATTCTCTTGGTCTCTACAATCTTGATGGGAGACGGGTTGTTCCCATGCTCAAATTGATAGTACAGAGTTCTCAAAAAGTTATGGCGATCCTCGAAAAGATTATCCTTGAGCGCTGGAATATCGTACACGTGGTATTGAACCATTGCACGAGTCTTTTCATAGTGATCAGCCGTGAGTTTCTTGTCGCTCTTGACCGTGATCAGACTCTGGATTTCATCGAAGTTATCACGAAGCTCGTGGTTGTAGAGTTCGCCATCCAGGATCAGATCCGGATACCTCTCAAACATCGGAGCCAGGGCTTCCATGATATGCGGGCTAGAAACGAACGGCTTACCTGAACGACTCCAGAGACCATCCTTCTTGGCGATACAACGGAAGCCATCAAGCTTCGGCTGAGCGTAGCCGGGTTGGAACATCTTGTACTTCTCGGCCAACATGGCTTCGAAAATATGCGATCCGCCAGACTGAGCGGCTTCAAGAGTCGGATGGTAATCCTTCTCGAGCTTGGTCTTGTACTGAGCCTCGATCTCAAAAGCGGCCTGGGCTACTCCGTCTCGTTCATTCGATCGGCCAACATTTGTTGGAATAGCGACACGCCACTCTGACGACTTGATTTTACCACCTTGAGTTCCGTCCCAAGTACGATACCGGTCATCTTGTTGCTCCATGTACCAAATACGGGTCTTTCCCTTGGAGTCAATCTTGTAGATTGAGTCATAAATCTTTTCCATTAGATGCCTGCCTTCGCCTTTGCGTTCGAAACGTATTCAATAATATTAGTGCGCCCTACTGGATTCATCGAGTGAACGTCGTAGTCGGGAAACTTCAGGTCACGGTCAATACAGAAGTTGACCAGCCACTTAGCTGCATCATATCCAGTCTTTTCACTGTAGCGATCGTAAGGGATCTCATCGTTGTTGAGACCGTGGCCATAATGCTGATCTGCGAGATCATGATCGAACGAGATATAGTCTGGTAGGTAGCCCAGAGTCTCGATCATGCCGGTAAACTCGGCGTACGAGCGTACGATGTTGTAATGATAGTCACGGCGGATATCGCACCAGGTGACATCCCATGGATTGCGTTCGTCATCAAGGAAAATGTAGTACTTCAACATGCCTTGTATCCTTCACCGACGAACCAGAAGTCGGTATACTTGTGTTCTCTGGTATTTGCCGGTTTGCGATCGACAAACATAAGCTTGTTTACCGGATCATCCTTAAGATCGTCGATGAGCTTCTCGATGGTATAGCCTTCAGAGGCCAGCTTCTCATCGGTGGTATTGAACCACCCGTTCTTAGTGGAGATGAGGTAATACATTACGCAGCCTCCGCCAGAAACGGCTTGATGGAGTCGAACTGAAGACCGAGCCGATACTCTAGGCTTTCCCAGCCATAGAAGTTAAGCTCTTCCTTGTCGATGCCTTCGGCTTCGGCAATGATTTCCACAGCACGAACAGTGTCGGCATTGGAGACCAACTGCTTGATCTCGTCGATACGAGCGAGGAACTTATTCCAACGGATAGCCTTCTCGGCCTTTTCCTCTTCGAGCATGCGATCGAGGCACTTGGCAAGAAAATCATAATCCTTGTCAAACTCTTCGATCGACTCGAAGGTGGCGCCGCGCGGGCGGCAGCCGTACACGTCCTTGTACAGGTCCGAGTAGATGTCGCCATCGTGGCTGTTGGTGAGGCGGTTGATGTCAGAAAGAGTAAGCATTTCGTTGATCTCCATTCCTTATAGATTTAGTCTAAATCATTCTGGAAAAAATGTCAACCATAAAATGCACGGTAGGCGTTGAAACCTTCCTCGGTCAGCATGACCGTAGCATCGTCCTTTTCGAAGCCAGTGAACGACTTGATCAGACCCTTCTTGACCAGCGAGCTACAGACTCCTGAGAGAGCCTTGCCTTCGATACCCGAAGGATATTCAGCATCATTGATGAGGTTGGTCCAGATTTCCTGGTTGGCTTCGTCGTATGAGGTAGGAACACCGTAGTTCAGAACGTTGAAGCAGTTGGTGGCGATCGCCTGGAGGACGGCGGCTTCGTTGGAGGTGATCATCGAGTAGTTCCTTTCCATTCCTTATATTCTTAGAATAAACTAGAATGGAAAATATGTAAACGATTATTTTGAAAAAAATTTGGTAGTCCTGCCAGGACTCGAACCTGGATCGTCGGCTAATCTGGCCGTCATGCCTTATAAGGACACCGCTCTACCTTTGAGCTACAGGACCATGGATTGATTGGTAGGGGTGGCGGGACTCGAACCCGCAAAAGCCACGAATTTTAAGTCCGCACGGTGTACCAATTTCCGACTAGGCCACACCCCCAAATTTCTTGATAAGAGATTCCCTAACTTTAGCTATATGCTCAGGAGATTTAGATTTGCCCTTACCAGCCTTTCCACCTTTAGAACAACCATCACCCAAGTTCTCTTTAAGAATCTCTTTTGCTCTAACCTCTCCATATTTATCGACCAAATTCTGATATGGAGATTTCCAAGTGCCGTGATTTTTAGCATCTTGAACATTTTCTGAGCGAGTACCCCAATACAAATGATTAGGGTTCGAACATTTATCATTTCCACAGGAATGGCATAAATCGGCTGGTCTACCATAGATTGGAGTGTTTAGATATTGTGCTAAAACTCCACGATGATTAGTGCTGGTGCCGCCGCGCTCTAAACATTCTGCATCAAGATTCAAGTGTTTTTGGCGATTTTGTTGACTAAGACATAAATATTCTTCAACTAACATTTTTAACTCCTTTGAATCTATTTATAGGATTCCACACTTAAGGAGTTAAAAATATTTCAGTTTAAGCCACGCGGGCATATCACCAGTGGTGAATTGCATTCGCTATAATAAAACCATTAGTTATAATGGCTTGAGTGATAAGAAAGGTTCTGATCCAAGCTATCTTATCAGATTCTTTATCACATGGTGTGGCCTTTTCTCCAAGAGCTTTACACCACAGTCTCCACATAAAGCATCCTCACATCACTACGAATTTTCATTAATAGATTACCGAGAACATTCTGGCCTTTGCCTTTACAGACTCCCCAGAAGGTATCACCCCAAGTGTTCGTCTCTTCGAGATATTTATCGCCGGTTTGATACAGTCTCTCTGAGAGCGCATGATAACCGACAAACTTTTTTCTAAGAAGAACTTCCATGACATTGATCTTCATGCCATCCCAGTCATCTCTTAGATGAACATGGCGTCCAAGCATTTTGGCCTTGTAAGGCGAGACGGCGACCTGGATCTCTCGTCTCTGAGTTGGATTAAGAGTTTTGGCCGCCTGATATGCATGTTCCACAGTAGGAAAGTGGAGACCATCATACTCCACAATCGATGGGTAAAAGTTCGAGAGGAAACGATAGTCTCCGTTGAATCCAAAAATTCCATCGATTGGTAGCATGATGATCTCCTAAACTGGTACCCGTGAGGAGACTCGAACTCCTAGACACTACCCCCTCAAGATAGCCGCTTTGCCATTTGCGTACACGGGCATGGTACCGGTAGCGAGACTCGAACTCGCACTGAACAGGATTTGAATCTGCTGCCTCTGCCATTGGGCTACACCGGCATGGAGGAAGGCGGGTGGTCTCGATCCCCAGCCCATTTCTGGACCCACTCGTTTTCGAAACGAGGCCGGTCACCCGACCGGTTCACCTTCCATAATTGGTACCCAATGACGGTTACGCTCCGCCTTCTCTACCATGTCAAGGTAGCGTTCTAACTAGTGAACTAATCGGGCATTAAGACTTTGAATCGTTATTTGTATGCCATTGACCATAAACACAGTGTAGATACTCATGGCCAACGAACTCTGGTTCATATGAGACTCTTGGATCAATCATATGAATCGTGCAGGTATCGAATGGCGGTCTCAATACACTAAATGCTACAACATCAGTACTATCAACTCCTCGCGCCTTAGCCGCTAAGAGCAGATCGTTTCTATTCTTATAGGTTACTACATTGATCTGAACCTGTGATCTTTCGTATTGAGGTTGACCAAACTTATAGCCGTCTGATCCTTCTCTTGGTCCGGTATCACATGAAGTAAGACCTAGAATTAGGAATATTGGAAGTAGTTTCTTTAGCATAGGATCCTCCTACGCGTATTTATGGTGCTCTCACCGAGAATTGAACTCAGAATTCAGTCTTACCAAGACCGCGTTATACCATTTAACTATGAGAGCAGGTACGGTTTTCAGGCTTGGCTAACTGCAGCGCCTTCCTGCTAGAGATTACCGTAAACTCTACCTGGTGCTTCCTAAAGGAATCGAACCTTTGCCTAAGTATTACGAGTACCTCGTGCTACCATTATCACTAAGGAAGCATGGAGGAAGGCCGCGGTCCCGATCCGCAAGCCCATTTCTGAGCTCCCTTGGTTTAGCAAACCAGGACAGTCACCCGACTGCTTGACCTTCCAAATATGGCGGAGTAGTCGGGTGTCGATCCCGATACCACTGGGGTACCATCCGCTTTCCAAGCGGAGGCAGAGGCCGCTCTACTTATCTACTCCAGAAACTGGTGAACCCTCTGGGATTCGAACCCAGGATCACGGATTAAAAGCCCGATGCTTTAGACCTACTAAGCTAAGGGTCCATGGTACCGGGTGCTGGTAACGCTCCAGCCTGAGCAGGCTTATGAGACCCGCCCGATCACTTGATCACCCGGCAAGACGGAGGTCGCCATCCGAGAACAGCGACCTCGTATTTTTGACTCGCTTGAAAGATCCCTTACCCTTCTTGGCCTTGTAGACCTTGGGCTTGTTGAACTTCCAGGTGTTACGAGCAATAGGATTACGTGACTTCATTGATCGACTCCTTATAGATCTCTTATAAGTCGTCTTCAATAAAATGTCAACGACTCATTTATGGCTGATGCTGTTGTCCTACTGGAGCTACGGCAGATGTGGCTGCTGCTTCAGCAGCAATTTCAGCTTCAGTCTTGACCGAACCATCATCATTTAGTTCGACTTGAGCTGCGGCGTTTTCATCAACAGGAACGTCGACGGCCTGCGGATCCTGAGAGCATGCGGCGGTAAGAGCGGCAACCGCAATTGCCATGTAAGTCTTAATGTTCATAATAATCCTCATGTTGAAAGTGTGGCGGAAGGTGATGGCATCGAACCATGTACCTTGCGGTACCCGTAGTTTTCAAGACTACTTGAGGAGCCAACCTCGGCACCCTCCGTTAAATAGGCGCATCCCATGATGCTTTAATCCGCTTGATTGGAACCTAAACTGGTAGCCCGGACGGGTTTCGATCCCGCTTCTCCTGGTTGAGAACCAGACGTCCTAGCCACTAGACGACCGGGCCATGAAATGGTAGACCATGTAGGATTCGAACCTACGACCTAAGGATTAAGAGTCCCGCGCTCTACCAACTGAGCTAATGGTCCATGAAACTGGAGAACCCGGTGGGCAACGATCCCACAACCTCCGGAGTAAGAGTCCGGCACTCTGCCTATTGAGCTACGGGTCCATTTAATTAGTCTAATCCAAGTTGGCAAAAATGTCAACGAGGAAGTCCAATGCTTCATCTTTTGATGAAAAAATCTTATGTACGCTGACCGGTTTCTGAAGAGCGATGTGAACACCCTCTCCGAAGCACCTGACCAATCCATAGCCGGGATACCTACCACTACCGGGAGTTCGATTGTTCCATCGAGTCCTCTTGTACCATGGGAATGGCTTGCAGTCGTAAGTAGTGCCTAGTATCCCGGCTACTTCGTCGTAGAACTCTTCGTTAGTCAATACCCAACGCTGACTTATAAGTCTCAAGCAATGCCTCTTCTTCCATACGGGCATCGCGAGTCTTCTTGCGAAGCTTAACGATTTGCTTCATGATCTTGGTGTCATAACCGACTGCCTTGGCTTCGGCATACACATCCTTGATGTCGTCCGAAATACCTTTCTTCTCTTCTTCAAGACGCTCAACACGTTCGATCAAAAGACGAAGCTGTTCACCTGATACATTACTCATTGATTAGTTCCTTCAATTTGTTTCTATAGTGTTCCCGCAGATGCGTACGCCTAAGAGTTTTGATTTCCCAGAACTCATAATCCGAGTTAGTCGGATATGAAACCGGTTTATAGTCTCTGGGAAAGTTTAGCCAGGCGATATCGCGGGTTGCTGTCGCCTTTGTTCTGCAGTAGTTACAGTCGCAACTGCGATACTGCTTTCTAGACCTTCCGTGGCGTTCTACTGCCTTAGGAAGAAGATGCTCCACGAGGCCATCAGCCACGCGGCGGTCGACTTCCTGGAGCATCTCTTCCGTATTCATTACTTAAGCTCGTACAGCTTCGACATATCACCCTTATCGATCGCGAGATCAAGGGCCTTCTGAAGCTTTTCGATCTGTTCGACCAGCTTCTTACGCTCATCAAACTTGGCCTTGCTGAAAAGAGTAGGCTTGATTTCGTTGCCTTCCTCATCATACGCACCACCAACATCTGGGCGGATCTTCTTCAGATCGTTCTGCAGACCACGAAGCTTATCCAGACCGTTAAGAACGGCATCCGAACGCTTTTCAAGTTCACGAGCAACGAGCGCATCGATTACCTTGCTATTGACTGCGGGAGAGATTGCCGCGATCTGTTCAGCGACGGCATCAGTGATAGTCTTAGTCATAATATATTACTCCATAACAAAACAAAAGTTACTAAAGGTGCTTCACATTAAAATCTGGATGCCCCTCTTGGAATCGAACCAAGATTGTCGGATTCAAAGTCCGAGCTCTTACCATTAGAGACGAAGGGGCAATAAAACTGGATCCCCTTGATGGATTCGAACCACCATTCGCTGAGTCAGAGTCAGATGTCCTGCCGTTAGACGAAAGGGGAATAAAAACTACGGGTTGGTGGGGAAAACGAGGATCAATGATCCTCGTTGGGCGCCAGCCCAACTCCCCATATGGCGGGGAGTATTGGAATCGAACCAATGAGTTTTTCGTTTTGCTGAACTCAACCCAAAACTGGTAGCCCGGACGGGATTCGAACCCGCATTGCACTCCTTGAAAGGGAGGGTTCCTAGTCCAATTTAGAAGACCGGGCCATGGTGCGGACGAGGAGGATCGAACTCCTATCTCTAGGCTGGCAACCTAGCGCAGTTCCCAAACTACGACGCCCGCGTTAAAATGCATAGTCTAACATATCCGGTACGCCATCGACTCGAATGTTTCCAGCAATGGAAACTCTAGTACCATCCGACGTAGAGAATGGATATACTTGATGCTTTAGATAAGCCGGGAACATCATTACGACGCCTTCCCATGTCTTATCAATTTCAATATTCCTAGTTGATATGCCACCATCAAACTTATTGTACACGAACTGAAACATCGATGCACATTGAAAGATAGAGTTTACCACGTGAGGTTGATTAAGTTCTTCCTGAAGATCATATGGTATGCTTACATAGGCAACCCATGAAACTGTACCATAGTGCCAGTGAACCGGATTGAATTCATACTTCTTTTGAAGATTAACCCAGGCCTTGTCCTCAAGCGTATAAGGCTTGCCATAGTGGTAGTCGAATCGACGAGTATACTCTTCGTACATGGCGGTCAAACAAAGCTTGAATGACTCGCATGGAGAGTACAATAACTCGGTTTCAATATTACCAGCTAATCCAGTGTTGGCTGGAATCCTATTTGTTTCGATAGTTTCTGACAGATCTTTTTGAAGATCGAGAAACACCGATATTGGAATCCTAGTTTTAAGCACGCCTGGATTATGAAGCTTTAATTCTTCAAAAAGTAGATCCATAACATCCTCAGTAATATGGTGCTCCAGGGAAGAATCGAACTTCCGTCGACCGATTATCAGTCGGGCGCTCTACCATTGAGCTACAGGAGCATGGGGTGGTCGACCGGTAACGCTCCGGCTACTCCGGCTTCACAGGCCGGCATGTATCGATCAACACTTCAACCACCATAAATGGCTCCCTAGGTAGGATTCGAACCTACAACGACATGGTTAACAGCCAAGTGCCCCTACCAATAGGGCCCCTAGGGAATGGTACCTCGTGACGGGATTGAACCGCCGGCCTTCTCCGTGTAAAGGAGTTGCTCTACCGCTGAGCTAACGAGGCACAAAAAACTCTTTAAGGTTGTTCCTTACATTCTTAGTCTATACCATATTGGATATGATGTAAACGTAAAAATGCAAGGAACAACTAATTAATGTAGATGCCTAACCGCGTGGTCGGCCGCGTGCGTAGCCGCGAACGATGCTGGCTTGATCTTGGCATCCATGTTAAGCGAACCCTTAACCCAGCCAAGCGCTTCCTTGACGGCAACGTTCGACTTGTGCTTTGGATTCGGATTGATGTCGAGGTGGATTTCCATATGGCGTTCACCAAGGACATCAAGGATTTCAGTTGCTGCAGTAACGGCAAAGTTGACTTCATTCAAAAGTCGCTGCTTAAGGTTACCATAGTCTGGCATGTCTACCGATTCGTGGAAAAGCTTACAGCCTCTCTTTGAATCCATGTGTACGATAATGACCGTGGAATACTTGGCATGCCACTGGCCATTCTTTTTATAACGAATCGAGTCACAACCAATGTAGACAGAAGACTGTGGGCTCGAACTTAAGATTGCTTGCTTTGCCTCTTCATACATAACAACTCCTATTGTAAATGGCACCGGTGCAAGGACTCGAACCCTGACTTCCAGTTTTGGAGACTGTCGTGCTAGCCATTAACACTACACCGATATAAAGACGCTGAGTTTTTACAGAACCGCGTCCCAAAACTGTCAACCTGTATGATACCCAAGCAGCTTGGATGCATGCTATCTATTGTCCGGTTGACCGACCCTTCGATCTCATATACACCA